GATATAAGTTTTATTTGGGATGGAGTTGATACAGATAAAGAAGATGGGCATATTAAAATTATTTCTGGAAACAAATATGTAAATGAAAATAGAAGAAGCGCTACGTTAAGTTTTGACACTTTTGTTAAATTTGTTACAGATGAAAATACTACTTTATTAACAATGCCAGTACCAAATTTATTTATTGATGGAATACATTTGTACACAACTTTAATTTCTACATCATTTTTTAGATATCCTTTGCCAATAGCAGCAAAATTAACTAAGCCAAATACTTTAATAACAATACCAGCAAAAACTCCAATAGCAGCAATTCTTCCAATTTCTTTACAAAATATAAATCAATATGAATTAAATGTTAATGACTATGTTTCTTCTAAAGAAGAAGAAATTAAAAGTCAAAAATATGGAGAAGCATCACAGTTAAAAAATCGTGTTGGAGAATGGACGCATTTTTATAGAAATGCTACAGATGAAAATGGTGTTTCTGCAGGAAAGCATGAATTAAAAGTAATTAGATTAAAAACTAATGATAAAAGAAATTACAAGTAACAGTTTTTATATACAAAAAACTCTACCTAACCTATAACTATAGAGTTTACAAAAAATAAAAACTCTGCTACAATTAGGTATTATTCAAATTCAATTTAATTAGGAGATTTATGCTTATGTCAGACGTTTTTTCTTTTCGGCTTTCCGATGATTTTGTTACAAAATATGCAGAAATAGAGCCTCCTTTTGGCTTTAAAGATGCTGGTCTTAACTCATTAGGAGAGATCACTTTTATACGTACCTATTCTCGTGTAAAAGAAGACGGAACTAAGGAAAGATGGCATGAGGTTTGTAAAAGAGTAATCGAAGGTATGTATTCAGTACAAAAGAATCACGCAAAGGAAAACAGACTACCTTGGAATGACTATAAGGCACAAAAATCAGCACAAGAAGCCTTTGACCGTATGTTTAATCTTAAATGGACTCCACCAGGTAGAGGTCTATGGGCATTCGGCACACCAATGACTATGGAAAAACGTAACTCTGCTGCTCTTCAAAATTGTGCAATGGTTTCAACTCGTGATATTGATAGGAATGATCCAGGTGCTTTATTTGCTTGGGTTATGGATGCTTTGATGCTTGGTGTTGGTGTAGGATTTGATACTGTTGGTCAAGATAAAGAGATGACAATTTATGATCCTACAGAACCTATTGTTACATATCAAATTCCAGACACTCGTGAAGGTTGGGTAGAAGCAACAAGGTTATTGCTTAATTCAATGCTTCGTTCAAACCAAAATATTCAAGAGTTTGATTATTCTTTAATACGCCCCGCAGGAGCACCTATTAAAGGCTTTGGAGGCGTTTCAAGCGGTCCACAGCCATTGATTGACCTTCACAACAGACTTCGTAAAGTAATTGGTTCTAGAGTCGGACAGACCCTTGATGCAAGGGCTATTGTTGATATTGTAAATCTTATTGGAACATGTGTTGTTTCTGGAAATGTTAGACGTTCTGCAACATTGGCATTGGGTGCTGCAGGAGATAATAATTTTATTAATTTAAAAAATTCAGAAGTTTTTCCAGAAAGAAATTCCTTTGATTCAGAAAATCCAGGCTGGGCTTGGATGAGTAATAATTCTATCTCTGCTACAGTTGGAACAAAGTATGAAGACTATGTAGATTTAATTTCTAATAATGGAGAGCCAGGGTTTATTTGGCTTGATGTTGCTCGCAATTTTGGTCGTCTTGCAGATCCAGCAGATGGTAAAGACTATAGGGTAATGGGTTTCAATCCTTGTGCAGAACAACCATTAGAGTCTTATGAACTTTGTACTCTTGTTGAAGTGCATTTAAATCGTCATGAAAGTAAAGAAGACTTTTTGCGTACATTAAAATTTGCCTATCTTTATGGTAAGACAGTAACTCTTGTTCCTACTCACTGGCAAATTACAAATGGAATTATGCAACGTAATCGCCGTATTGGTACCTCTCTTACTGGTATTGCTTCATTTGCAGATGAAAAGGGTTTGCCAGCCGTTCGTGAATGGATGGATGAAGGATACAACAAGATTCGTTTCTATGACAAAAAGTATTCTGAGTGGCTTTGTGTTAGAGAATCAATTCGTGTAACTACAGTAAAACCTTCTGGATCAGTATCTCTTCTTTCAGGTGCTTCGCCAGGAGTTCACTGGCCAGTAGGAGGAGAATATTTTCTTCGTGCAATTAGGTTTAGTGATCAAGATCCTATGATGCACTTATTTAAAGCAGCAGGGTATAAGATTGAAGAAGACTTGGTTTCTGCAAATACTATGGTTGTTTATTTTCCAGTGCATTCTGGACATCCAAGATCAGAAAAAGACGTGACACTATTTGAAAAAATTGGTCTTGCTGCAACAACACAAAAATACTGGTCTGACAATGGAGTTTCTGTAACATTGTCATTTGATAAAGAATCAGAAACAAAACATATTGCTCCATCACTACACATGTATGAGGGACAATTAAAGGCTGTTTCTTTCCTTCCAATGGGAAATACAGTCTATCCTCAACAACCATATCAGCAAATAACACAGCAAGAATATGACGATTATGTTGGAAAAATTGCAAAGATTGACTGGTCTGCAATTTATGACGGTGTAAAAAATCTAGACTCTATTGGAGAAATGTACTGTACTACAGATTATTGTGAAATTAAAACTGGTTCCTGATATAATTAGGGTACTATGACAGTTTTATCAAATCTGTATGCTGAAAAACTCTATTCAGAGCATCCTATTGCTATCTGGCATTTAGACGATAATGCTGATTATATTAGTTTAATTAGCGATGCGGTTAGAGCAGATTTATTTACTGGCTACGAAGATTGGACTATTACAAATGCAGTAACAACGTATTCTCCAGCATCTTCAGTAATTAAATTAATGTCTCCATACCCATTTCCTGAAGAAGATATTCTTTCTGTTGAGATTATAAATGAAAATAATCCAATAGTGTTAGAGACCCCAGGATTTATAGGATTTGACGATCTTGACTCAAACCTTGAAACATTTTGTATTGGTGCTTGGGTTTATTCAGAAAGTAGGTTTTTGACAAAACTTTCTATTGGATATAAATACTCTGGAGGATCAACAGTATACAAAGATTTAAATTTTAGTGGCACACAAGAAAAAAGAGGTTGGTTCTTTGTTTCTGGCACCTTTGACATACCTGCTGGAGTAACAAATGAAGCAATTGATATTCTTATTAAAATGACAACAAGTTCTGATGGATCTTCTACTTCAGACTACAGATTTAGTTGGCATGGACTAACGATGGGGCAGTTGTGTGAAGAACACCATGCTGAATCCTTAGGTAAACAAAAAATTTCTTTACCGTCTTCAATCAATTTAAATGTTGATGGTGCGGTTGTTGCAGATGCATATGGCCTATCAGACAAAAATGGATATTATATTGTTGCTAATAATAACCTTGTAGCAAGACATGGATCAATTCCCTTAGTGTTTGGCTCTAGTGGTTCTGTAGAACTTATTCCTCATGAAGAGTTAATTATAACTCAGTCATGGAATCAAACAAAAGAAGAAACATGGCAATACTGGGAAGAAAATGATAGTTGGAAAAGTTTGCGAGACTTCGATCAATCTGAATTTATCATTAGTGCTAGGCCATCTATAATTTTTCCAGGATGTGGATTTTTAAATGAGTCTGGTAGAAATCAAAGTTATACGTTAGAATGCTGGTTAAACATAGACTCTAATGCTACTACGCCAAAAAGAATATTTGGCCCAATTAGTTCAACAGATGGTCTTTACGTTGAAAATGCATTTTTAACATTGGTTATTGGAAATAATTTTGTTTCACATTATGTTGGCGAATGGTTTAGGCCAATGCTTGTTCATATTAGACTTATTAAGGATTCTGCCACACTTTTGGTAAATGGAGAAGAGGTTGGACAATTATCCTTTAGTACAAAAGATTTAGTTTTGCCAGAAGAGTTTAGTGCTAATGATGATAGTAATGATTGGGTTGGATTTTATGCATATAAAGATAACGTTGTAGATCCAATTATATTGGGTTCTTTTTCTATTTTTCCATATGCAATGTCAACATTAGTTGCAAAATCTCATTATGTGTATGGGCAAGGAGTTCCTTTATCTTCTGAAGTTATTGATAGTTATTATGGCGGAACTTCTGTTGAAATTGATTACTCTGTTGCTAAATACAGCAATAACAAGTCCTATCCATTAAATTTATCATGGCAGCAAGCAGATATAGACAACTTAAATGCAACAGATACTTCTCTAAAAACTCCAGACTATTCTTTGCCTACCTTTAATCTAGGATCAAAGACATTATCAGAACTGGAAATAGAAAACTATGCAATACAAGACGATGGTGAAGCATTTTTTTCTTTAAACCCTAACTCAGCGTGGAACTCTATTAATTCATCTATTTATTTTAATAATTTAAGTTTTATGCAGTCATCTATAAATGCTATATACGGTGTTTTTGAATTTACAAGTTCTTCGACAGATCAAACCTTAATGTGTCTATTTCAAGACAATAATAACTATTTAAAAATTAGGAGGCTTGCTACTAATGGAAACATCAACTATGTTTTTTGTTACAATGGAACAATAACTACTGTTGCATCTGCTGCAATTCCACTTCATGAATTCGTTGCAGGATTTGAGTTTAACAAGTTGTTAAGCAATAATATTTTAGGGCTGTCTCAGTTTTTATCCAATCCTCTTTCTTTAAAACTATATGTTGGTAATGATTTTGATAATAATAAATTTACTGGAAAAATTTATACATTTGGCATATCAACAATAAAAAATTCATTAGAAATAGACCATCATTTTTCTTCTAATGGAATTGCAATTGTAAATGCTTATTCGTCTTTGATTCCACACATTGCTAGTTACACCCTCTCTCCATTTGAAGAATATGGAAAGTTTTTCTTAGATATTTCAGTATCAGGATATTGGAGAGACTATTTACCCGTGTCTTCTTTAATGTCTCAGGTTACAGATTCTTCAAACAATACGGTTAATGATTTAGATTATGTACAGTTTAACATTGATTACCCATCTCCATCAGATATTCCTGCAACTGAGCAGACATATTGGACTAACTCATCTATATCAAATCCTTATTTAACTTCCGAAGCGTCTGTTAGATCTTATATAGCATTTGATTATACCTCTAATGGATATTCTAAACCAGATGAAGACTATACTGATGTTTCTGCAAACCAGTCTAGGGTTTTAGATTTAAATAATACGTCCTGGGAAAACAAACGTTTTGAACTGGTTGATGGATATTTAGTATATCCAGATAAAAATGTTAATTTATCTAACATGTCTTTAATTTATTTTGTTAACTTTAAAGTTAAAAGCATTTTAAAGAAAAAGGTTTTTTTAAGAAAACTAGAGTTTGCTGCAAAAACACTTAATTATAATTCAAATACTCCAATAGGAACTAAACATGGAACAGATATTTATCCATTTAAAAAGACAGGATTTTATACAAGTTATAAAGGAAAGAATCCTTTGATCATTGATAAAGACAATACTCCTTATTTGTATTTAACTAGAAAAAGCGGATTAGAACTAAGAAATGGGATTAGCGATATTGAAAGAGGAATATCTATACCAGTTTCTTCAACTACAATAGATCAATATTCTCTAAGCGCAATGCAAATGTTTATAAGATGTGATCTATTTGCTTTTCCCGAAAACCCAGTTAAAATATTTGAAATTAACTATAAGGGTGATTCTTTAGATTTTTATGTTCAGGCAAATTCATCAACTGGAAAAAGAGGTGTGATATTTGCTAAATTAAGATCAAGTGGAGTTATATTTACTGACCTATCTTATTATTTAAATGGTAGATTGGTTGGTCAGCCAGTTATTGACATACAACAGTGGTATTCTTTTGGTATTTCTTTCAACTCTTCTTTAAGTTTTGATAATTATTCTGGAAGCATTATTTTAAAATATTTGATGATGTTTAATAATATTTCTTTTTATCAAGGAACTGCATTGCAAGTAGTTCAGCGTCTTGTTTTAAGAACATGGCAAGAGGTAGAAGATGAAAAAGCCAACTGGCAGGCCTGGGAAAATGAAGGAGACTGGAACAACCTATTAATTAGGTCTAGAGATTCTAGATATATCGTTAGTCCATCAGAGGTTTATAAGACATATATTGGCAATCGTACTACTGTAGTGGATGATTTTAATAATAATTTTAAGATATTGTCAAGCAGCATTTCTTCCCACAATAACATATCTTGGCAAGAATATGTTGTTACACCAGCATAATATGGTATACTTATGGTTATGAATAAGCCAAAACCTGAAAAAGTTGGTAAATCTAAACTCAAAGTAATTGAAAAAGGTTATGACTGGGGCATGTATATTTGGATGAAACCTAATGGAAAAGCCTTTGGAGATGGTCATGGAAACCTTCTTAATATACCAGCAATGCGGGGCGACTTACAAAAAATGGCTGAATTAAGAAAAGCAGCAGAATACTATGGATGTGAAGGCGGTCATGCTGAGTTTCATCCTGGCATTAAAAGAGTTAGTGAGATGGAATATACAGAGCAATTATCAAGAATGCGTGAAGGTTTGATTCCAAATATGAACGATCTTGGTGCAGTTTATGATGCACAGCAAACATTAAAGGTGCATGGTGAAGAATAATGAATGAAGATTATATTCTTGGCGCATCAATTAGTGATCCAGTAGAAAAAAGTGATGAGTTTAAAAAAAGTGATCCTTTTATTAAATCTTGGGATGATCTAAAAGGACTAGGAAATCTAGATCAAAACTTTAAAAGACGTACATCAAGAAATTTAGGAAAAGTAGATACAGCAGCAAATGCATATCTTAATAGTGCAAACTCAAGTCCAGCAGGGGTTGAGGATGCAAGATCAAAGGCTATAAATCCTGGTGCAGTAATTAGAAATGGATATGGTTTGTTTGATGTTATTACACCACCATACAATCTTTATGAATTAGCAAACTATTATGATACTTCTTTTGCAAATCATGCAGCAATTGATGCAAAAGTAGAAAATGTTGTTGGTCTTGGATATGATTTTGTTGTTGGATCAAGGACAATGCTTAAACTTGAAAATGTTGAAGATGAAGGTGCATTAGGTAGAGCAAGAAAGCGCATTGAACGTGCAAAGATTGAAATGAAAGATTGGTTAGAAAGCCTAAACGATGATGATAGTTTTACAAAAACAATGGAAAAAATTTATGTAGATATGCAAGCAACTGGTAACGGATATATGGAAATTGGCCGTACAGTTACTGGTGAAATTGGATACATTGGACATATTCCTGCAACAACAATTCGTGTTCGTAGACTACGTGATGGGTATGTTCAAATTATTGGCCCTTCTGTAATTTACTTTAGAAATTTCGGAGCAAAGAACGTAAATCCAATTACAACAGATCGTAGACCAAATGAAATTATTCACTTTAAGCAATACTCACCATTAAATACATATTATGGTGTGCCAGATATTATTGCTGCATTGCCAGCACTTGTTGGAGATCAATTAGCAACACAATACAATATTGATTATTTTGAAAATAAAGCAGTTCCTAGATACATAATTACTCTTAAGGGTGCAAAGTTATCTGCTGATGCAGAAGACAAGATGTTTAGATTTTTGCAGACTGGTCTAAAGTCGCAGTCTCATAGAACACTTTATATCCCACTTCCTGGGGATAGTGAAAACAACAAGGTTGAATTTAAAATGGATCCAATTGAAAATGGAATTCAAGAGGCTTCATTTAATGAATATAGAATTAGAAATCGTGATGATATTTTGATTGCCCATCAAGTCCCTATCTCTAAACTTGGCGGAGCAGATAGTGGATCTATTGCTGCTGCTTTGTCACAAGATAGAACATTTAAAGAGCAGGTTGCTAGACCAGCACAACAAGAACTAGAAAAACTTATTAATAAAGTAGTGCGTGAAAAAACAGACATACTTGAACTTAAGTTTAATGAACTTACACTAACTGATGAAATTGCACAATCTCAAATTCTTGAAAGATATGTAAAGACTCAGGTTATGATGCCAAATGAGGCTAGAGAAGTTATTGGTTTGCCACAAAGACCAGATGGAGATGCACCATTTGAAATGTCTGCAAGACAAGCAACAGATGCTAGAGCAAATCTTGCTGGAAATAGAGAAAGAGATTCTGAAAGAACAAACAATAACTCAGACTCTTCTTCCACAATTTCTGGAAGAAATCCACAGGGAGAGGGCAGGTCTTCCACATAATATCAACAAACTCATAAAAAAGTTGATATAATGGATGTGATAT